CCTGACGCGGTCGATCGGCCTCGCACTGCCGAAACCCCCCAACCACCCCATCATGCCCATCATGGAGGCCACCGCCAGCAACCTGAACGACCTGATCTCGATCGCCGGCAGCCAGACGCTGGCGACCGTCACCACGGTGTCGACGGTGTCGACCGTGTCGACGTTGACCAACCAGGCGCAGATCGGCGGCATCGCCGCCAACGACTACATGCCGGCGCTGCTGCACCTGCAGGCCGACAACCTCCGCCGCAACATCTCGGTGACCTGACCATGCCCACCACCAACGGAAATCGCCCGATCCTCGACATGAAGCGCTGGGAGGCGTGCGCGCCGGCGCCGGCCGCCACTGCGGCCGCGCAGTTCGTGGTGTCCTCCCGTCACTTTCGCCAGCAGCAGATGTTCGTGCGGTCGAACACCGAAGCATGGATGTACCTGCCGGCCGAAGACTCCTGGGTCGCCCTGGCGTCCCCAGGACTGGCAGGCACGTTCGGTGCCGGCGCGTGCGGCGTCGCCGGCGGCTGGTCGACCGGCGCAACTGTCGGCGCTGCGTCGCTGACGGCGACCGCGGGAACGACCTCGACGATCACGACCAACCAGACGCTGGCGCGCGACCTGCGCGGCTACCACGTCCACATCCTTTCGGGGCCGAACGCCGGGGTGACGCTGCCGATCCGCAGCAACACGATCGCCACGAACGCCGTCATTACGGTCGACGCGCAGGGCAGTGCGTTCTCCGCGTCGACGGTGTTCCGCTTGATGACGCCGCGCTTCTACCTGCTGGGCGCCGGCACGCTCGCCGCGGCGTCGTTCCGCGTCTACGACTACGCGACGAACACCTACCAGACGTTGTCGCAGACGGGTTTGCCGGCGTCGATCGCCACCGACGGCCGGCTCGTCGCGACGCCGAGCTGGCTCGACGGCGAGTACCGGCAGTTCGCGACCGGCACGGCGACGGCTGGCGGCGCGTCGACGTTGACGAACTCGGCGAAGACCTGGACCACCAACCAGTGGACCAACTACCAGCTGCGCATCGTCAGCGGCACCGGAGCCGGCCAGATCCGCACGATCGCGTCGAACACGGGGACCGTGATCACTGTCGGCGCTGCCTGGACGACGCAGCCCGACGCGACGTCGGTTTACGCGATCGAGGGCAACGACGACTTCCTCTACTTCCTCGGCAACAACGCCGTGACGCTGTTCCGCTACAGCATCGCGGCGAACACGTGGTCGACGCTGACGCCAGGCGCCGCGCGTGGCGCTGCGCCTGGACTCGGAATGTCGGGGCACTGGGTGCACAGCGTCACGGCGACCGACTGGACCGACGAGGCGAACTGCCTGAACGGGCGCTACATCTTCAGCTTTCGCGGCGGTGGCGGCGGTCTGCTGGACCGCTACGACATCGCCGCCAACACCTGGGCGGCCATCACGTACTCGCCGAACTCGGAGACGTTCACGACCGGCACCAAGTACGCATACCACGACGACCGGCTGTACATGCAGAAGGAAGCCACCGGTCGCTGGTTCGCGTACGACTTCGCGCGGTCGGAGCTGTTTCCGTGGTCGACGATGCTGTACCCGCAGGGCGCAGCGGTCCTCGGCGACACCGCGTTCGACGTTCTCTTCAAAGACGGCGCGACGGAGATCTTCTTCGTGCACATGTTGCTGAACACGTCGACGATTCACCTGCGCCAAATGGTGATCTGATGACCATCGAAGAGCTGATCGAACTGTGCCGTCGCCGCATCCAGTACCTGAACGGCGTCCGAGCGTCGGCGTCGGCGCTCGGCGACGCCGAGCAGGTCGCGAGCTGCGACGACCGGATCGCCACCACCCAGACGACGCTGAACCAGCTGCTGACGCTGGCGTGATCCTGTGCTGCTGACGCTGCTCAACTCCGGCGGCGGCGGCGGCGGCACGACGTACTCTGAGAGCATTTCGGATGCTGTCGCGGCCAGCGACACCGCCACGGCGACGGCGATTCTTGCCGCGGCAGCCACCGACAGCGCCGCCGGAGCCGATGCGCTTGCTGCGGCACTGACGACCGCGGCCGCCGCGGCCGACAGCGTCGCAGCAACCGACGCCACCGTCGCGCAGATGGTCGCGGCGGCCGCGGCCGCCGATGCGCTCGCCGCCGGCGACGACTTCTCGACGATCCAGTCGACGACGGCGACGGTCGCCGACTCGGTCGCCGCCGGCGACACTGCGGCAGGCGACACTGGCCTCGACAGCAACGAGATCGTCTACCTGCAGCGCTTGGATGACCCAGGCGCGAAGACCGTCACGACCATGGGCCTGCAGCCTGGTCCGGTTGGCGGCGACGGCTGGAGCGTCGTCGCCGAGCTGCCGACGGCGCGCCTCGAGGCGAACCACCGCTACGCGTTCTGGGTGACCGGGAAGATCGCCAACATCCGGCGCACAGGGGCCGCGCCGGTGTCGGGACTGATCCAGCTGTGCCTCGGCGATGGATTCGGCACCCGGTCGCCGATCCAGCTCGTGCAGATCGGCGCCGGGCAGTCGCTGGCCGCCAACGAAGGACTGCCGTTTTCCTTCCTGCTCGTCTTCTCGTCGTTTCCGACGGTCGTCGATCCGATCTGGGGCGCGACCTGGCCAAACGCCGCGCCGTTGCAGCTGCTCGGCCGCACTTGGTGGCGCAACGACGTGCCCGCGTACGCGATCGAGTTCGACGTCGTCGATCTGACTTGGATCTGGGCCGACCTCGACCGCATCCCGACGACCGACCAGATGGTCTCGGTCACGACGACGCCTGTGTCGCTGACGACCTCTCCGAGCTTCCAGAACATCGCCAGCGGACTCAATTCCGCAGGCGGCGCAGGTCAGACGTGGGTGCACTTCTGGAGCTTGCTATACGACCCAGGCGTCGACGTCGTGCCGCAGTTCCAGGTTGGCAACTCGACCGGCCTCAACCTGGCCGGCTTCTCCGCGAAGCACGGGGGCGGCATCGATCCGTCGACTGGGTTCGAGTACGCGATCGGCATCGGGCACCGCGGGACCAACGTCGCCGGCGTCCGATTGCAGCAGGGGTCGTTCTGGGTGCAGCAAAATGCCGGTGCGGTGAACCTGCCCAGCGTGCGAGGCAGGGACCAATACACCGGGTCGAGTTCGACAGTCGTGCGACGGTTCGCGTGCGTCTCGATCCGGCTCGACGACCTCCCAGGAGTCGCCTGGAACTCAGGGCAGGTCGCTCCGGCGCTTACCGACGAGCTGGCCTCGCTGTTCACTGGCGCGCGTCGCTGGCCGCTCGAGTTGGTCGGCCAGCAGCGCAGCGTCATCCCGTGGATCTTGGCCACGGGGACTCCGATCCGCAGCACGAGCGCGACTCGGCGATCGTTCTCAGCCTGGGTCGACACGGAGGGCGGCGAACTGCCAGTGTTCTCGCTCGGCGCGGTCACGACTGACGGCTTGTTCGAGGCGCTGCCCGTGATGGGCTCGGGAGCCTTTGGCATCGGGCCGACGTCGCCGTCGATCCAGTACCGCGCGCGGTGGCTTGAGCAGTTCTTCGGAGGCAGCCACCTCGACGTTCGCGACATCTACGTACTTTCGTTCTTTCCCACTAAGAACCCGGACAACCTCCCCCCAGGGATTCCGACAGTCGGACCGCCGACGGCGATCGTGCCAGGCACGGAGGGCTTGTCGCCAGCGTCGCTGCCGGCTCCGCCGCTGGCTCCTGACGTCGCTGTTGGCGAGGTGCAGAACTGGAGGCGCGAAGAGATGCGCGGCAGCACTGGGCACGTCCGCACGTGGGGCGTCTTCGTGCAGCCGCGGCGTTCGTTTGCCGTCTCGTGGGGACCCTTGAGCGTCGCGCAACGCGACACGCTGGTGCAGTTCCTGCAGCAGAACCAAGCTTGGCGGCTGACTCCGCCGCGCGAAGCGGCGATCGCTGTCGTCGCCATCAGCGAGCTTCGCTGGGAGCAGTCAGCAGGGCAGACGTTCCGCGTGGATCTGGAGGTGGCCGAGCTGGTCTACAGGACCCCGTAAGATGCCGCTGATCCTGCCAACGACGCTCAAAGCGGCGAGTGAACGACCGCACGCGCGCCGGCCGTGGGTCTGGCTCGTCGACCTCGAGGTGGAACGCCGCACGAAGACGTTGCCTGCGGTCGTGCTGCGCTTCACGAGCGCGCCGGCCGAAATCCTGTGGCCGCCTGACCCGACCGAGGGTGTCATCTTCTACCCGCTGTCGTTCGAGCTGACGGACATCGAGCAGACGCAGGAAGGCGACCTGCCGTCGGTGGATCTGGCGATCGACAACACGGCCCGCACGCTCATGCGCCACTTGCACGCCGGCCGCGGGTTCGAGGGCAACCGCGCGACGGTCTACCTGACGCACGACGAGGCGCTGACGACTCCCGCGTACCCCAACCACCAGTTCGTGCAGTGGGACTTCGTCGTCGCGAGCGCCGTAGCCACCGAAGCGACGGTGACGATGCGCCTCGAGCAGCCGAACTTCTTCCAGATCCGCGTGCCGTCCGCTCGCTTCGTGGCCAGGCGGTGCCGCTGGGAGTTCGGCGGCCCCGAGTGCGGCTATCCGATCACCACGGCGGCCGCGTACACGACGTGCGGCAAGACCATCGACGACTGTATCCAGCGCGGCATGGATGAGGCGTCACGCAATCTGCCAGTGCTGCACCCTCGTCGGTTCGGCGGCTTCCCGGGCATCCCGACGCAGCGGGGGCCCCGATGACGCTGCTTGCCATGCGCTACCGTCTCGGCGGCCGCGGCGAGGACGGCACCATCGACTGCCTGGGCGTCGTGCTGGCCAAGGCCGCCGAGCTCGGCCTCGACCTGCCGGCGCGCGATCCATGGGCCACGGTGTGCGACCAGTGGCGGCGCGGCGGCCTCGACTCGGCGACCGGGTTCCCTGACGGCTGGCGCAGGCTGCGCGGCGAGGCGCTGCGCGACGCACTGCAGCTGCCGAAGGATGGCGACGTCTGGCTGGTCCACCACGACCACCCCGGCGTCGGCATCATCGCCGGCGGCCTGTTCTGGTCAGCCACGGCGCGCGCCGGCGGCGTCGTCGCCCTACCGCCCGACCGCGTGCAGCCGCGTCCCTCGGAGGTCTGGCGCCGATGATCCGCGTCTGGGTCAAGTCCGGGCTGATGGGCGAAGGCGAGCGCCACGAGCACCTGGTCGAGTGGCGACCAGGCCTGCGCGCGGCCGAAATCCGTCTGCACGTCGAGCAAACCCTCGCCGGTTCGCGCGTCGGCGTCGCCGCCGACGGCCGACTGCTCGCCGACGACGACGAGGTGCCAGACGGTTCGACCGTGCTGGTCGCCGCCGACCCCGGCGCTGTGCTGGTGCCGTTCATCGTCATGGCGCTGGTGTCGGCCGTCGTGTCGGTCGGCATCTCGCTGTTGATCCAAGCGCTGACGCCGAAGCCGAAACCGCCGGGTGTGCCGCAGGAGCGAGGCGACGATTCCTCGCCCACGTACGCATGGGACGGCGTCCAGACGGGCTTCGGCCAAGGCTTCCCGCTGGCGGTCGTCTACGGTCGGCACGCCGTCGGCGGCCACGTCATCAACACCGACGTGTATGCGTTCGGTCTGTCCAGCTCGTCGAGTAGCGAACTGCTGAACGTCGTCCTGTTTCTGAGCGAAGGACCGATTTACCGCATCGGCGACCAGCTTGCGCGCGTCGCCAATGGCCTTGGCGGCTTTGGAACCGGCCCAAGTGGCGGCGCAATACCAGACCACATCCGCGTTGCGGAAAACCTGCTGGAATCGACGAACCCGCTGCCAGGCGCGCGGCTATGGATGCGTCCCGGCACGTTTGACCAGCCGGCGCTGCCGACCGATCCGTTCCAGGGTGCGACTACGCTTTTCCAGGTCGCCGCGCAGCTGAACAACCAGGGCGACGAGTCCATCTTCACGTACAGCGGCACGGAGGAGATCGCGAGCGTCACCTTCGTCTTTGCTGCGCCGTCGGGTCTGTATCAGCAAACGGCAACCGGCGGAATCGTGTCGTATCCGGTGCAGGTGCAGCTCGAGTTCCGACCTGTCGGCGCGACGAGCTGGTCCCAGCTGTACGGGAATCCCGGCGGGGCGATCCCAGGAGGCGTAAGCATCGCCACAGGTGGTGCCGAGCCTTTTGTTCGAACGTACGTCTTCGATCTGGCGCCCAATAATGCGCCCGCGCGAGGTCCGTTTGAGTTTCGAGCTCGCCGAACGACCCCTGCGCAGGCAAGTAGCGGTCAGACTGTTTCTGCGGTTGTTTGGCGCAGCATCGGCTTCAACATCCGTCAGGATTTTGCGTACCCAGCGTGCGCTCTGCTGGGCCTGCAGCTGTACGCCGGCCAACGGTACAGCGGCAACGTGCCGAACTTCTCGGTGCGCGTCGACGGCGCGCTCGTGCGTGTCTGGGACCCGACGCACGGGTTCTCGCCGCGGTGCTGGGACATTCCGGCCGCCCCGTTCAACTTCATGACGCAGCCGCCGGGCCGCAATCCGGCGTGGATTCTCGGCGACTTCCTGACTTCGCGCTGGGGCCTCGGCCCGTACCTCGACGACGCGCGAATCGACTGGGCATCGTTGCGTCGCTGGGCGGCGTTCTGTGACCAGCAGCTCGCCAACTGGAACGAGCCCGCGTTTCAGTGCGACATCGTGCTGGATGCTCCGCGGCCGGCCTGGGAAACCGTGCTGGCCATCTGTGCGACGGGCCGCGCCGCGCCGATCTGGCGCAACGGCAAGCTGGCCGTCGTCTACCAGTACCGCGACGCGCACGGCGACGCCGGCGTCTCCGTGCCGGCCAAAGCGCCGGTGCAGCTGATCACGTCGGGCTTGTGCGACAACGTGCAGGTGCGCTGGCTGCAGAAGAGTGACCGCGTGACCGCGTACTCGTTCCAGTTCCTGAACGGCGAGCAGCTGTACGCGCAAGACGTTCTGACGAAGGAAGACGACGAGTCGAACATCAACGACCCGAGCGACCCGAACCGCGAGAAGTGGCGGCCGGAGATCGTCCAGGCGTACGGCGTGACGCGCCCGACGCAGCTGATCCGCGAGGGCCAGTACATGCACCGCGTGAACCGGCTGGTGCGTCGCGAGCTGACGTTCGACTGCGGCCCGTGGCTGCTCGCTGCCGAGGTTGGCGACCTGATCGAGTTCGAGCACGATGTGCTGCGGCCGTTCGGCGCCGACGTGCCGCTGGCGATGCAGGTCCTTGCCGGCGGTGTCGCCGTAACGACCCTCACGGTCGACCACGCCGTCTCAGGCGCGATCGCGTTCGCCGCGCGCGACGCCGACGGGAAGCCGGTGCATCGGACGGTCACGTCGACGACTCCGGTCACCATCGGCGGCCGGACGTGCACGGTGCTGTCGTTCACCGCACCCGTGACCATCCCCACCGGCGCGGCGGTCGCCGTCGGCCTGGTCGACAAGATCGTCGAGCCGTACCAGATCGTCGCCGTCACCCTGGGGCAGAACCTGCGGCGCTCGGTGCGCGCGCTGCAGTGGGTGCCGGAGGTCTTCGACGACGTCCCGTTGCCCGGGACCGACGGCGAGGACGAGCCGGCCGTCGACCTCGACCTCGTCATGGCGCAGCCGTCGTCAGAGTCCGGCGCGCAGCTGGCGACGGACCTGTGCGCGATCGTCCTGCCCGGCGCCGTGCAGCGCGTCGCCTGGGTGCGTCCCCCAAGCCGCTCGACGGCGCGCGCCCGCGTCTACCTGCGGCAGCAGCAGGTCGGCGCTGCGTTCATGCTCGTCGGCGAGACGATCGCCGCGTCTCTCGACCTGCCGCAGCTCGAGGCGTGGAAGCCGTACGAGTTTGCCGTCTGCCTCGAGACCGGCGGCGGCGACTACCAACCGCCCGAGCTCGGCGCGCGGCTGTCGTTCATCCCCGAGGAGTTCCCGCCATGGTCGCCGGTCGCGCCGACAGCCGTCACGGCCAGCCAGTCGGCCGGCGAGAACCTGCTGGTGCTGCGGTGGGACCAGGGCGACTCCGGCGACCTGGAGCACTACGAGGTGCGCTGCGGCGACGACTGGGCCGCAGGTCACGTCGTCTACCGCGGCCGGCTCGCCGAGGCGCGACTGCGGCCGCCGCCGGGACACCGCACGTACCAGATCGCCGCGCGGTCGACGTCTGGCCTGTACGGCGCGCGCGCGCAGATCACCGTCGCGCTGACGGCCGTGCACGACCTCGGCGCCGAGGTCGTCGACGACACTTCGTTCGCGCCGACCGGCACCGGTGGCACGCATAGCGGCACGCAGCGCAACACCACCACCGAGCCGGCCTCGCCGTTCCTCGAGCTGCAGCCCGGCGTGCTGACCGGCACGTTCACCAGCTCGACGGTAGACATCGGCTACGACGCGCCGTCGTTCCTACGGGTCAGCCTGTCGGCGCAGGAGCTCGACGGCACCACCATCGACGACTGGAAGTTCGGCGTCGACTCCGGCGAAGCGCGGTGGCGAACGGTCGACACGCGTCCGGCCTCCGCAGGTCTGCCTGGCATCGACTGGTCGACGCTCGTCGACGACCTGACGCAGCAGATCGACGACCTGCCAGACGACTTGCGCGCCGGCGGCACGCTGGGCGAGACTGGATCGCACGTTCTCTGCCGCGTCGAGTCCCGCACGTACACCAGCGGCACGTGGTCGGCGTGGGCGCAGCACGTCGATCGCCTAGCTGTCTGCTCGCGCTGGGAAGCGCGGCTGATCATGGCGCGTAGCAGCGCATCTCGCGCGGTCCGCGCGCGAACCTTCCGCATGGAGACGATCCTCTGATGGCACAGACCTGGACGACCCCGGCCGGCACCGATCCGGCCAATCTCGCAATCAAAGTCGCTCTGCCCGACCGCGACGAGTCGCTGCGCTCGCTGTTCTCCGGCGCGACTGCGCCGACGAGTCCCGTCGCCTACCAGCTGTGGGCCGACACGGCGACGAAGACCCTGAAGCAGCGGAACGCCGCCAACTCGGCGTGGGTCGAGCTGCTTCCGCTCGCCGACTCGGTGCGGCTGCAGCTGGCGTTCCGCCTGTCCGGCGCGCTGGCCGCCGAGGTGCTGCAGATCCCAATGCCGATGGCCGGCCGGGTCGAACGGGTCCAGGTCGTCGGCAGCGTCGCGACGTCGACGTCCGCCGCCGGCACCAAGGAGTGGACCTTCATGTTGCGCAACCACACCCAGGCCGTCGACCTGTTCTCGGCGACGCCGTCGACGGCGACGGTCGTGTCTGGCGTCGGCGGCGGCGAGCTGGCGGCGAACGCGACCTACAACCTGTCGGCCAACCAGAACCAGGCCGTCGCGGCAGGCGACGTGCTGCGGCTGACCATCGCCAGCGTCGGCTCGCCGACGGCCGTCGCCGACGTGTCGATCCGCGTCAACATCACGCTGACCGGCGTCTGATGACCGCCGTCGACCAGAGCGGGCGGACCGTGGCCGCCGGCGAGACGTACCTGCTCGCCGGCATCGTGCGACGCATCGAAGCGGCCAACCGCGTCGCCATCGTGACCGGTAGCGGTGAGCGTCGAGCGCTGCTGCGCGTCGATCCGGCGCAATTGCTGCGTGTCGACGATCTGATCGTGTCCGACGGCTCGCGCAGTTTCTCGCAGGCGCCGCTGGTCAACGACTCGCCCAAGGCCGACGGCAGCGCGGCGAACAAGCTGTACGTCGACACCGAAATTGCCGCCGTCGTCGACGCCGTGTCAGCACTGTTCCAGCCGATCGACGCGACGCTGACGGCACTGGCTGGCCTGACGACGACGGCTGACCGCGTGCCGTACTTCACCGCCACCGACACCGCCGCCGTCGCGACGCTGACGTCGTTCGGCCGCTCGCTGATCGACGACGCCAACGCCGCCGCCGCACGCACGACCCTCGGCCTGACCTCGATCGCCACGCTGGCAGGCGCAGCAAAGGGCGACCTCGCCTACTTCAACGGCACGTCGTGGAGCGTGCTGCCGATCGGCACGGTGGGACAGGTGCTTACGGTGTCCGCGAGTCTCGACCTCGAATGGGTGTGAGGGTGCACAGAACATGACGACCACCACCGCGAACGCGAATCCCCACCACGACACGCACGAGAAAGTCGCCAAGGTCTTCGATCGCTATTGGCGCGTGCTGAGTGTGCTCATGCCTCTGCTGGTCGTGCCTGCGATCCAGTGGGGCGTCGGGGTCAACCACGACCTCGAAGATCTCCGCCTGCAGCTGCGCGAGCTGTCCACACGACGGACGCACGAGCAGCAGGCCGCCGCCGACCTGACCGCCGAGCTGCGCGCGATGCGCGGCCAGCTCGAGCAGTTTCGCATGGACGTCGTCCAACGAATCGCCGTCCTCGAGGCGCGCATCGACATGACCCGACCGAAGGAAACACGATGAAGACGAACCTGCTGCTACTCCTGATTGCCCTGATGTGCTTCGCGCTCGCCTCCTGCGCCACCACCGAGGCCACCGCCGCGACCGTGACGGCCGTCGCCGCCGGCGCCGTCGCGATCGTCGACGCCGTCGCGCCGATGCTGCCGCCGGAGACCGTCGCCAAGCTGCAGCTGACGGCGTCCAGCATCGACGGCACCGTGCAGGCGACCGCGACGGCCGTCCGCACGATCGCCGACGCGATCGCCCAGATGCGCGGCGGCGTCGGCGCGCAGATCCAGGCGCAGGCCGAGGCGCTGGCGCGCGCCTCGACGCAGATCGCGTCGATGCCGTCCCGCGAGGAGGTCTACCTGGTCGGCGCCGGCACCGGCGCCGCCGGCACCGCCGCGTCGCGGTGGCTGTCGAGCGTCAAGAACCGGCCGCACGCGTAGCCCGCGGCCAGCGCTACCGATCGAAGCTCGTCACGCTGATGCAGCGACCGGCGAGCAGCTCGACGAACGACTGCGGCCCGACCGGCCGGCCGTAGGTCCAGACCTGCAGCTCGCCGGCGCGCGAGACCTGCCGCAGCGTCGACCAGGGCCGCCCCCACGCCACCAGCACCTGCTGGTGTGTGGCACCCACCCAGACCTGGCCGGCGGTCACGCGTCGCACGTCGGCCGGCTGCCAGCCCAGGCGCTGGGCCAGCTCGTGGATGATCGCCGGACGGTAGGCCGCGTCGTGCCTGGCGTACTCTGGCTCGCGCGCGGCCGGCGAGCACGCCTCGGCGACCAGATCGTCGAGATCGAGCCGCGCAAGCTCGTCGGCAGGCATCGGACCGCCGGCGCAGCCGGCGAGCAGGACCAGGGGCAGCAGGTGCGCGCGCATCGCTCGGATCATGCCGCGGTCCAGCGTGCCGGCGGCGACCGTGGAAGTATTCCCTGCCAAAAAACGGCGACGGGCGGCGAATAGTGGCGACCGATGGCCGTATCGGCTACCATGCCCAACGTGAGCAACCTCGCCTCGAACGTCTCGCAGATCCTCTCCTCGATCGGCCTCGGCCACGTCGGCGTCCAGCACGACGACGAACTCGCGTGGGTGACCGACACCATCCTGCCCGCCGCCGACGCGCGTCGCGCCGTCGCGGCGCTGCGCGCCGCCGGCTACGTCGCCGACGATGCCCGCGACGGCCACGCTGCCGGGTCGTGGGTGTACGTGTCGCCCCCCGTGGTGGAGGTCGCGGCCTACGTCGACGCCGCCGGCGACCTGATGGTCGAGCTGCCGGGCCAGCGCGGCACCGTCGAGGTCCGCGAGGCGACGCGCGAGGAGGCGCAGGAGTCGGCGGGCACGACCGAGGGCTGGATCACGACGCACGTGGCGCGGCACCTGCTGGTCGCGGTCGGCTACCTGCCAGCCACGACGCTATACAGCTGGAGCACGGACGCCGCGTCGGGCGAGCTGCAGGCCACCAGCGTCGAGGAGGCGGTCGACGAGCTGGTCGCGCAAGGCGAGTGGGCGTCGCTCGACAGCCCGCGCGAGCAGCGCGACATCGCCGACGGCGCGTGGCTGCTTTTGCACGACGCCGACGGCTGCATCGTCATGCGTCGCGGGGAGGTCTGACCGTGACGACCGTCACCGACGCCGGCGTCCTGCGCGACCGCCTCTCCGACCTGACCGGCATCCGCGAGCTCACGGCTGGGCACGCGCGCGATGCGATGCACCTGCGCGGCTGGACGCGGTACCAGTCGCTGAGCGACGAGCAACTGGGCTTGCTGGCCGACGACATCCTGTCGGGCTGGTCCTTCCGCGACGAGGTGCGGTCGTGACGCAGCTCGACCTGGACCTGCGGGAGACCCTGGAGGCGTACCCGGGTCGCCTGACGGGCCTGTCGATGGCCGCGGGCGTGCCGTACACGACGCTGCGGCGCATCCGTGACGGCGTAGGTCGTCGCGTGCCGTGGGATGCCTGCCGGCGTCTCGCCGCGGCGCCGGGATGGGCGCAGGTGCCTGGCGTGCCGGCGGAGTCGCCGGAGTCGGTCCTGGCGTACATGGCTCTGTTGTGGTCCCGAGCCGGCGCGGCGAAGTGAGGCGGCCGGCGACCGCCGGCGCGGCGCGGTGAGCACGCGCGACGCCGGCGACCCGCCGGCCGCCCGGTCGACCATACCGCGACCGCTCGCCGGCCGCACCTACCCGCCGACGCGCACGCGCTCAACGAGTCGTGCCAGGGTGCCGGCGGCCCGGACACGCCACAGCTCGGCCGCCTCGCGCGCGGTCGCCTGCCAGTGGTCCGCCGGCACCTGCACGTCGGCCGGGTCGACCACGACGCCGATCTGCGGCTGCAGGTCGAGGCACGCGGCCAGCTCGGCCTGAGTCGTGGCCGTCTGCAGTCGCGCGACCCTCGCCGGCGACACCCAATAGAGCGGCGACGACCGCAGGGCCGCGATGGACGGCGCCGGCTCGAGCAGATCCTGCACGCGCACCCCGAACGCCGCGGCCAACGACAGCGCGTCGAGCACGCCAAGCTCCTGCGCGCCGGTCTCCCACCGCGACAGCGAGTTTACGGCCCGGCCGAGCTGCGCGGCCAGCTGCGGCTGTGACCATCCGCGCGAGCGCCGCAGCGCGGCGATCCGTTCGCCGATGCAGCGAAGCGTTTTCTTCCGGATGTTTTCCACGGCTCGTCACAGACCTACAACGATGCAACGCGCGGAAACGTGCGAATCTGCTGGAATCTGCAAAATCTACCGAGAAGGTGTTGACTCTACCGAAACGGGTAGGCATCGTCCGCGGCATGGAGAACCGCGACGCGAAGGATGGCCTCGAGCTCGTTGGCGCCGGTGTCACCGGCCTGTTCCTGCTGGCTCTGGGCCTTGGACTTCTGGACGGCTTGGCAGCGGCGGTCGCCGCGGCGCTGGGGGCGTCGTGACCGAGACGACGACGATCGTCGACGGCGAGTTCGTGTCGCTCCGGGCGGTGGCGGCCGAACTCTGCACGACGCCGGCGCACCTGCGCCGCATGGCGCGGGCCGGGGACTTCCCGCCGTTGCTGCGGGTCACGCGCAAGCACTACGTCGTGGGCCGCGAGGCGTTTGCCGCGTGGAAGGCCGGCCGCTGGACGACCGAGGCGACGGCGCGCGCGGCGATCGTCGCCGAGGCGGTGCGCGGCGGCGTGACCAACCGGCGCCGGCGGCTCGCAGGCGGTCGGCGATGACGTCAGCCGTGCTCGAGGTCGCCGGCGACTTCGCCGCCGCTGACGTAGCGCAGGCGGCCGGTCGCCGCGTGCAGGTCGGCGGCGACGAGGTGCACGTACCTCTGCGTCGTCGCGAACGAGCTGTGGCGCAGCATCCGCTGCACGACTCCGGCCTCGACGCCGGCGCGCACGAGGTTCGTCGCCAAGCTGTGCCGCAGCGCGTGGGGATGGAAGCGGCGGTCGCCGAGCCGGCGGGCCCAGCGCCGGAACAGGCGGTCGATCCACTGCACGCGCCGCGTCTCGCCGGCGCCCGGCACGAGGAATCCGCCCGCCGGCGTGCCGCTGTCGCCGCGCGCGAGCGCGCGCTCGACGAGGCGGCGCGCCGCGTCGCGAATCGGAGCAGTGATCGGCGCCGCCTCGTGCTGGACCTTGCCGCGCACCCAGACGACGTTGCGCGCGAAGTCGAAGTCTGTCGCATGGAGGCGCGCCAGCTCGGCGCGCCGCAGGCCGGAGTACGCCGCAAGCAGCACGACTTCGTGGTCGTCGGGCACCGCGCGCACACGTTCGAGCATGGCCGCCAGCTCGGCCTCGCCGATAACGTCCGGCGACGTCGGCTGCGGCTGCGGCCACGTGGCCAGCGGCACCGGGTTCGGGCCGCGGAACCAGCCGCGCTGCGGCTTGCTTGCCCAGACCACCAGCCGGTGCAGCCAGCGCCGGTAGTGCTGGATCGTGCGTGCGCTGAATCCGCCGCGCTGTGCCAGCCGGATCATCTCCTGGAGCACGGCCGGCGTCAGACGCACCAGCGCCAGGTCGCGCGACACGAAGCGGAACACGGCGCGCGCCTGGCGCGCGTAGAAGTCGACCGTGCCGGCGCGCCGCAGGTCCTGCAGCTCGGCGTGCATCGCGTCGGCGGCCTCGCCGAGCGTGCGCGTGACCTGCGGCGCCGCGGCGTCCCCGTCACGCAGGGCGATCGCGTCGCGGTGTGCCTCGTGCGGGTCGCTGCGGGTCGGCCCGTACACGCGCCGACCGCCGATCATCGCCCACCCGCGGAACCGCTGACGACGCTCCTGGACGAACGGAGGAAGACGCCGCCGGCGACGCTCGCCGTGCTGTCGGTTGCTCACGTTCGGCACCGTACTTTGTGGCCACGTTTGTGGCCAGCCGCCCCCCAAGTCTTGACCCCGATGACCGCAACCCTAGGCTGTGCAAGGGCCGCCGGAGTGACGGAATCGGCAGACGTACAGGTTTCAAAACCCTGTGCTGCCGACTTCTGCCCGACCGCGGCCAGTTCTTCGACGCCCCCTTCGACGCGCCGTAGCTCGCGACTGCCGCATGACTTGTGGCGTGCCGCTGCAGCCGGCGCCGAACGCCAGCTGACCGGCGCCCGGACCCGTTTCGCGCGGCACTTTGTGGCCACGTTTGTGGCCACGCTGGCCGCCGCAGGTCTGGCGGCCGTCGCGCTCGACGCGCAGGACGGTGCCTCGTGACTGGCCTGCTGCGCGAAATCCTCGCGGACTGGGAGTTCGCCGGGCTCGGCGAGCCGTCGCATCTCTACGCAGCCTGGAAGATCGGGCGGATCATCCCGCCAGCCTCGTCGGCCCCTGGCATGACCGAAGCCGCCTGGGCTGCGTATGGCGCCGCGCTGTCCAAGTTCAGGCAAGCGAGCCCGTCCAAGCAAGCCGCGATGCTCGAGAAGATGATGGCGGCAGACGATCGTTGCCGCGCCAACGGCGTCGATGCCGAAGGCGGTGCGCCATGAAGGCCGTTGACCTGCTTGGCGAGCTGCTTGACCGCTTCGAGCACGCGCTGCGAGACCAAGGATCGGCGCGCGCAGCGCTGCAGATGCGCATCGAGGAGGCCGACGGCCTGCGATGCGATCGCGAACAACTGCGGCGCGAGCTCGACGTCGCGCGCTCAGAAGTCGGTGCATCGAAGCAGAAGATCGTGCAGCTGCTCGGGGAGCTGGGCGCAGTGCGCGAGCTGATCGAGCGCGTGCAGCGAGAGCGCGACGAGCTGAACCTCGCGCGCATCGAACTCGATCGCAAGATGCCAGGCGGATTCGTACTGACGTCGGCCGAGCGCCCGTTCGTGTGGGCTGTACGCGACGAGCGCGCTGGTCGGACGATTTCGAGCTCGGCGACGGACGTCGCCGATTTGCGCGAATCGTTGCGCTTGGCGTTTTGCGCACTTACCTGCGAGCCGATCGACGCCAATCCTCTCCTCTCCTCTAAGGATCCGCGGTTGGCGCAGGACGGTGCACCGTGAATTGCTCTGCCCCCATGCCGCCGCGCCGGCTTGATCCGTGGGAGGACGACGACCCGCCGTGCCGGTCGATGCGCGGGTTTGCCGTCGGCGCCTGCCTGGCGCTGGCGTTCTGGCTGGTGATCGCCGTCGCCGTGTCGAGGTGCTCGTCATGACCTGGCACAAGGCCGACACCCGGCTGCAGTGCAGCCCGCGGCTGCGCGCGATCGGCGCGCAGCACGGCACGACGGCGCAGCAGCGCGCCACCCTGGTCTGGCTGGCCGTGCTTGCCGTGAACGCCGAGCACGACTGCGACGGCAAGCTCGACGCGATCTACGCCGACGTCGGCTACCTGTCGACGTACTGCCCGGCGGTGAACGCGATCGAGTTCCGGGCGGCCCTGCAGCATCTCGCCGACGCAGGTCTGCTTGAGCTCGGCGACGCTGGTCTGGTGCTGCCCGGCTGGGACGAGACCTGGCGCGCGGTGAAGACGTCGACGGCGCGCGTGCGGCAGCACCGCGCAATCAAGGCCGAGCGTGATCGCCAGCAGAAGCTGGCGGGCGGTGGCCGTGGCTGACCCCATCACCGACCCGCGCCTCGCCGGGGAGCGCCTGCTGGCCTTCGCCCGCGAGGGCCGTCTCGCGCAGCGTGTATGGCACGCCGAGGAGGACGGGCGCGAGGTCGCCTGCTTGCTCGGCGCTGCGGCCGGGATCAACAACGCGGACCAGTGCCCCGCGTCGCTGATGCCGAAGTGGCTGGCGTTGGCGCTGCCGCCGCTGTTCGACGGACAGACCACGGCCCCCGCCATGTCGTTCGCCCGCCGCTGGGGCGAGGCGATGATCCGACCCGAGTGGACGCTGATCGACTGGGACGCGGTGCGCACGGAGTGGCTGGCGTTTGTGGTGCAGCAGGCGAAGGACGCCTCCGCCCGCGTCGCCTACGCCGCCGCCGCCGACGCCGCCGCCGCCGCCGCCGCCGCCTCCTACGCCGCCGCCGCCGACGCCGCCGACGCCGCCGCCTACGCCGCCGCCGCCGCCGCCTCCTACGCCTACGCCCACGCCGAGCGCGCCGCCCGCGACGACCAGGCCGACAAGCTCATGGACGCCATCGAGCGCAAGATGCAGTCGCTCGCGCGCCAGCGACTGAAGGCTCGCTGCTGCTCGACGTGCCGGCGACCGCTGCAGCCGGGCGGCACGTGGCGGTTCTGTTCGACTGCGTGCGAGAACGTCTCGCGCGGCCAATGCGTCGCCGACAACGCGAAGCGGACGACGTTCTTGCTCAACCTGTACGACCAGCTGGAGCGCGAGACGCGCGCCTGGCTGCGCGCCGACCTGCGTCGCCAGATCGACGCCGAGCTGGCGAAGGAGACGCCGTGACCGGCCCAACCGTGCAACGCTACCGTGCAACGTTCCCGTGGAACGTTTCACCTAAGCGTTCTGAGGAGAGGAGAGGAGAGGAAACCCCCCTTACCCCCCTCCCCTCCGGGGAGAGGGGCTCGGCTCGCGCCGAGCAGAACCAGACCCAGCAGCAGAGCTGGGAAGGGTGGGCGCCGTGGTGACCGACCGCGACCTGCGCCGGATGGGCATCTGCTCCCGCAACCCGGCGGCCCGGCGCCTGCTGGCGCTGACCCTCGGCGACTGCGGCGTCGACGCCGTCGAGTGGCTGCTGGTGCGCGCGACGCGCGACGTCGGCCCCGCCAACGCCGCCGCGGTCGCCACGCAGCAGCTGCAGGACGGCACCTGGCGCGAGGCCTGGGCCGCCGAGCGGCGCCGGCGCGCCGCCGAGGAGGTCGGCGAGATGCCGCGCGAGCGCCTCGAGGGTCTCGTCGCCTGCCGCGTGCTCGCCGACCGCCGGACTGTCGACGAGGTCGCCGCCGAGTTCCATCTCGAGCGCGACGAGGTCCGCCGCCTCGTGATCCGCCACGGCGTGCGCCGCGGCATGACCGACGACCTGATCGGCCAGGCGCTCGGCCTGGTGCCGGCGCGCCGCGTCGAGCTGCCGCGGCGTCCGGCTGCGTCGGCGCCGGCGTCGAGCGCGCCGGCGCCTGCGGCCGCGCCGGCGCCGACGCGCGCGCAGATCGGCCAGCTGTACCTACAGGCCGGCCGCCGGCCGCCGGCGCACGTGCTCGAGATCCTGACCGCCACGAGGAAGCCATGAAGCCGAAGCCGAAGAAGTTCCGAAAGGCCGTCCGCGTCTGGACGGGCCCAACAGCGCTTGCCGACTGCCTGCGCCCGATCGCCGAGCTGACGCCGGACCCGCGCAACGCTCGCCGGCACGACGAGCGCAACCTCGCCGCCATCCGCAGCAGCGTGACGGCGTTCGGGCAGCTTCGGCCGCTTGTCGTCCAGAAGTCGACCGGCCACGTCGTCGCCGGCAACGGCACGCTGGCCGTCCTGCGTTCGCTCGGCTGGACGCACGCAGCAGTCACGATTGCCGACCTGACCGACGCACAGGCGCGCGCGTTCGCCATCGCCGACAACCGCACGGCCGAGCTGGCCGAGTGGGACGTCGGCGAGCTTCAGGCCGCGCTGTCCGATCCCGAGCTCGACGGCCTGCTCGACGCGACCGGCTGGTCGGCCGACGAGATCGAGCAGCTGCTGCGCCAGGCCGGCGAGGACCAGGCCGAGGCGCCGAAGCCGGCGAGTGACCCGAAGAAGCCGGCGCCCGCCACGGCCAACACGACGAAGACGCTGACCAGCGGGACTGCAGAAGGCGAACTGCACGACGAGGTCGACGTCGTCGACGGCATCGGCGAGCAGCTGTGCAGCCGCTGCCAGCAGCCCGTCACGCGCGGGCCGCGCAGCGAGGACGTCTACCCCACCCACCCCAGCGGTCGTTACCGCTACGCCGGAGACTGACACCATGACCGAAATCGACAACGGACGGCTGTGCAGCCGCTGCCGCAGCTACATCCCCAGCGGTGGCTGGTTCCTTTGCACGGCCTGCTTGCAGGCTGTGCAGGCCGAAGCACGCAACCGCGTGCGCGACCAGTTCCTGCAGGCGATCGCAGAGAAGACGGCGCGCGCCGCAATGGAGGCGCGGCCATGACCGGCGAACCGATCCGTCGCTTCACCCGCGCCACCAAGAGCGCCAGCCGGCTTCGCCTCGCGCTCTGCGGCCCGACCGGCGCGGGGAAGACGTTCACCGCGCTGTCGATCGCCTGCGCGCTGGGAAAGCGCGTCGCCGTCATCGACACCGAGCGCGGCAGCTCGCAGAAGTACGCCGACCGCTTCGCGTTCGACGTCCTCGAGCTCGACAACCACAGCCCCGACGACTACCGCGACGCGATCCAGGCCGCCGTCGTCGAGGCGTACGACGTGCTGATCGTCGACAGCCTGTCGCACGCGTGGATGGGCAAGGGCGGCGCGCTCGAGATGGTCGACCAAGAAGCGGCGCGCACGAAGGGCAACTCGTTCGGCGCCTGGCGCAACGTGACGCCGAAGCACGTGCGACTGCTCGACGCGATCACGGCGGCGCCGCTGCACGTGATCGCCACGATGCGGACCAAGACGGAGTGGCTGCAGGAAGAGGTCGACGGCAAGAAGCGCATCCGCAAGATCGGCACTGTGCCGATCCAGCGCGACGGCATCGAGTTCGAGTTCGACGTGGTCGCTGACCTCGAGCCCGAGCACAACCGGCTGACGGTGACGAAGACTCGATGCGTCGAGCTCGACGGCCTGGTTGTCGAGAAGGCCGGCAGCGAACTAGCAGACACGCTGGCGCAATGGTTGGCCGGCGACGAGACGCCGTTCGCCAAGGCCGTCGCGGCGATCCAGTCGTCGGGCAGCTTCGACGAGCTGGCGCTCGCCGCCGAACTGGCGAAGGCGTGCCCGCCACGTGACCGGGACAGGCTCAAGCCGTTGTTCGCCGCGCGCCGCGACCAACTCACACACACCGACAGCACGGCGTCTGCGCAGCATCAGCGGCGCTCGGAGACGATCCGATGAGGGGCCGCCGTGTTGTCCCGGCGGGCTCGACGGCGCGGCCTAGCGCGCCGTCGGGCTCGTCGCTTTCCGTCGAGCTGCCGTGGCCGGCGCCGACGCTGTGGCCGAACGCTCGCCCGCACTGGGCGGCGAAGGCGCGCGCGGCGAAGGCGATGCGCCACCTCGGCTTCGTACTGATGCATCACGAGATTGGCGGCCGCACGTTCTACGTCGGCGGCCAGCTGCTGGTCGACCTAGAGTTTCGGCCACCGGCACGGCGCCGTGACGGCAGCCGCAACCCCAGCGTGCCCGACGTGGACAACTGCGTCGCCGCGCTCAAGTCCGGCCTCGACGGCATCGCCGACGCGCTCGGCGTCGACGACCGCGTCTTTCGCCTGCAGCCGCCGCAGCTGCTCGCCGCAAGCGATGAAGCCGCCGCCGGCAGCGTGCGCGTCACAGTGAGGGGGCACTGATGCACCGGCACGCCAACCAGATCGCGACAGCGCGCACGCGCGCCGTCGTGCTGTCCCTGTGGGCGTTGGCCTTTCCCGTCGGCCTCGGTGCCGGCTGGGGATGGCGCGCCGTCGTCTACCTCGTCGCCTCGGTCGTCGCATTGGCCGCGGCGTGGCACCTGTCAGAGAGCACCGACACATGATCCGCGCGACCAACTACGGCCCCACCCGCTTCTGCGGCTGGTGGCGTTCCACCTGCAGCAACTGGCCGACGCACGCCGCCGGCGTGCCGACAGATGTGCAGACGCGCGACCGCTGCCGGCGGGTCGTCTTCGGCCCGCTGCTCGGCGATCGCCGCGAAGTCGACCTGCTGCTCGACCTCGGCCCAGGCGAAAGCGTCGACGTCGACCTGATGACCACGCGCGCCGAGCAGTTCGCGATGCCGGCGTTCGACCCGGCCGGCTACGGCGTGCCGGCCATCCTGTGCCGGACTGGCAGCGGTGACGGCGTCACGTTCCCGCTGGCGTTCCTCTCGGCAGAGATCGCCGGCGCGAAGATCCGGTGCACGTTCCGCGGCCGATTCGATGAGCTGACGTGCGCCGACGTCTGGGTGGACTTCGTGCCCGGCCAAGGATGGGCCGTCTGGGAGGCGATGATCACGGCAGCGAACCCGCTGGTGCCGGAGACGCAATGGTTCGCGTCGGTGCGCGTCGACGGCAAGCCCGTTCCTAGCGACATCTTGCTGACGTGGATGCACGTTGAGGGCGCGGTCGTGTTCCGGTCGGGCATGAAGGCGCCGGCGACGCTGCTGCGTGCCGGAGAGACGATGGCACACGGCCAGGCGCGCGCGTTCGTCGGCGTGATCGGATGGCAGCCGTTCGCCGATGCTGACCGCGACGCCGGCTACTGCGCTGCGCTGCAGGCGATCGTCGCCGTCGAGGTCGACCAGCTGGCGCCGATCGGTCTGCCGCTGCCGGCGCCGGGCAAGCGCTTCGGCGCGCTGATCCAATGGGGCTCGCGACTGCTGAAGCCGACGCGCGACACGCTCGACGGCTACGACCCGTGCCCGCTGGGCCCGGCGCCGAACTCGTCGGTGACGGGAGCGCAGGAGGACCAGGGCTACGCGCACGGCGGCGAGTGTGCGGAACCGGGCAACCTGCTGCCGAGCTTCTTCTCTGCGCTCGGCTTGGCGCGCCGTCCGTGTCACTGGATCGAGCCGAACGGCGAGCTCCTCGAGCCCGACCAGCACAAGCAGCTGGTGTTCTGGAGCGGTCAGCCGCACTGGCACCGCGGCGTCAGCCCCGACCAGCTGGGCCTGCCGCGCCTGCCGAGTTCGCTCGAGACCTGCGGATGGTATGGCCCGGACCGCGAGCACTGGTTCTCGAATCGTCTGTGGTTCGCGCTGGCGTCGACCGCGTCGCCCGCGCTCTACCGCCTCGCCGAGCACCAGGCGCAGCTGTTCTGCTTCGGCGAGACCGTCGAGCCGGGATGGTCGACCAGCGGCGCCGGCACGGCGCGCGGCGTTGGCTGGACGGCGCTCGTCGCGGCCAACCTGCTGCGGCTGCTGCGCGCAGGTCGCCTGCGTGATCGGTTCGTGAAGCGCCTGCTCGAGCGCATCGAGCGCGTCATCGTGCCGACGCTGCAACCCGCCAGCCTGGAGACCATCCCCGTGATGCATCGGCATCCTGGCACCGACCTGCGCAGCGGCATCTCGCCGGCGTTCCCGGCGTGGTGGCAGACGTGGCAGCAGGCCGTCGGCGCGTTCGGGTTGTGGATGCTGGCCGAGCAGCGCGAGGTGCGCGCGCATGGATGGGGCGCGACCGCCGACACGCTGCAGACCATGGCGCTGGCGTTCGCTCGAGGCGTCACCGACTACGCGACCACCGACGAGCCGAACGGCGACTTGAAGACGTGGGACAACGTCGGCCTGCGCAGCGACGGACAGCCGCTGTGGCCGGATCAGTGGCGGCAGGGAGTCGGCGCCACGTGCTCGGGCATGTTCCGCCATTGGGCGCAGCCGCTGGCGTGGTGGGTCGTGGCGCGTGGATCGCAGGACGCGCGGGCCCGTGACCACTACGAGCGCCTGCGCGGCGAGGCGATGGCCTCGGCGTCGACCTGCCTAGCATGGATGCCGCCTCTTTGAGCGTCGCGCCCTAATGATCCAGACAAAGTACCAGGACAAGCTCAAGCGCGTAACCGTCGGAGATGACGGGACGATCTACGTAGACGGCAAGGCGGCGGCACTGCGCACGAACACCGGGACGGGGTACAACCAGTTCAACGTCGACCGGGCGACGTTCCGCGCACATCGCGTCATCGCGTGGAGTCTGTTTGGCGATGCAATGGACCAACGTTTCCCGAGGGTCGCGGCTGTGCTTGGCGACGGCGTCGTCTGGGACGTGGCCCACAAGAACCGGAACCGGACCGACAACCGACCCGAAAACCTCATGTGGTGCCCGAGATCGTTCAACGCCAAGCATTCGATCCTCTGCCCGGTAGTTTCGCGGATTATCGGCTACTCACCTGAGTTAATCGCCAAGAGACGAGCGGCGGGCAGGAAATGGTGGGCGATGCTCACGGAACAACAGAAGCAGGAGCATCGAGACCAATCAGCTCAACTAATGAAAGAGCAGCGCGCACCGATCGAGAAGAAGCCGTTGACGAAGGAGGACCGAGCACGAATCGCGCGCGCAAGCTGGGCCACAGCAAGCGACGAGCGACGCGATCGACTGCGAAACCGAAACCGTGCACGCGCCGACTTCGCAAACGTGCGACGAGGCACCGCGCATCCTTTCGCGAAACTGACCCTAGAGATAGCCGCACGTCTTCGAGAGTGGAGGGCGACGGGCCGCAGCGTTAGGCAACTGGCGCGGGAGCTGGGCATCAGCAAGACGCACGCCCACCGCGTCTCTCGAGGAGAAGGCTGGCAATGATGCACGGCGCAGCGCATACCAATACAGCACCCCTTCACGGTGGGGTGCCACAGTGGCATGGGGGGGCATGGGTCCCTGCCCCCACAACCCCCCTGGTACAAGGGTCACGGGTCGAGTGCTCTCGCAATACCTGGGTCGCCATTTTGCCGTGTCGCCGCCGCCGCACGGCCGCCACGGCCCGATTCTGGCGTCCGGCACCGTCCGAGCGGCAGGCGACGCCGCCTCGCCCAAACGGGCTGCCACGCAACCAGGAAGCCGACGGTCGCACCGTATTTGACCCCCTGACGACCCGATGACCGCTCGACCCGACTGGGACGCGCTCGCCGCGGCCGCTGGCGTCAGCCGGCGCACGCTGGAGCGCTACCGGCGGTCGGGCGCGCCCGTGCCCGTCGGCGGCGAGCAGGTCGCCGCGTGGGCGGCCCGGCTGCGGTCGTGGGTCCGGTCCCGGCCTGGCCGAGCTGGCCGCGCGCTCGGCGACGAGCCGGCGGCCGCGCCGGCGCCGGCTCCCGGCGTCGACTGGGAAGAGCAGAGCCGGCGAGCGCTGGCGCTCACCCGGATGCACGACCTGGCGGTGAAGCGCGGCGAGTTCCTGGCGCGCAAGCGCGTCGTCGAGGAGTGGGCGCGCCGGTGCTGGACGTTCCGCCAGCGAGCGCTGGCGCTGCCGCGCATCCTGGCCGCGAGGTGCGCGCGCGCCGAGGCTGACGTCGTCGAGCGCGAGGCCGACGCGATCGTGCGCGAGATGCTGCTCGAGTTCGCGCGCCGCGCCGAGCTGACGCCGACCCCTGACGACTTCGACGAGCCGGCGCCGCCGGCGCAGGAGACGTCGTGACCGACCTGCAGCTCTACCTCGAGGAAGCCGACGCGCTGCGGCCGCCGGAGTCGCTGACGCCGACGCAGTGGGCCGACCGTTTCCGCTACCTGGACCCGCTGACGACTTCGGCCGGCGGCCGCTACTCGTCGGAGCTGACGCCGTACGCGCGCGAGTGGATGGACTGCGCCGGCTGCGGCTGGGTGCGCCAGGTGTCGATCGTCGCCGGCACGCAGATCGGCAAGACCGAGACGCTGAACAACGTCCTCGGGTACGCGATAGCGCAGGACCCAGGGCCGGCAATGTTCGTCGTTCCGCGCACGGTCGATATCACGATGGCGTCGCAGCGCCGCATCGTGCCGATGATCGACGCGACGCCGGCGCTACGCGCCGAGCGAACCGACGCCGCGCACGACGAGAAGACTCGCGAGATCGTCTTTAAGCGCTCGGTGCTCTACCTGCGCTCGTCGCAATCGCCGGCCGATCTGGCCAGCGTGCCTGTCCGCTACCTGTTTGCCGACGAGGTCGACAAGTACCCGAAGTGGTCCGGGAAAGAGGCCGCGCCGCTCGACCTGGCGCGCGAGCGCCAGCGCACGTTCTGGAACTCGACGTGCTACGTCGTCAGCACGCCGACGACGCGCGACGGCACGATCTGGCGCGAGTGGGAGGACGGAGACCGCCGGCGCTACTACGTGCCCTGCCCGCACTGCGAAGCGTTTCAGATCATCGAGTGGCGCAACGTGAAGTGGCCGGAGCACGTTCGCACAGCGAAGGACGCGCGCCGCGAGCGCGTCGCGTGGTTGCTGTGCGCTCACTGTCACCAGCCGATCGACGATGCCGCCAAGCGCGGCATGTTGGCGCGCGGCGTCTGGGTGCCTGACGGCGTCGCCGTGCAGGACTGGATCGCCGGCGCGCGTGACCGTGACCGCGTCGACCATCGCAGCTACCACCTGTGGGCGGGATACTCGCCGTGGCTGACCTGGTGGCAGCTCGTCGCGCAGTTCCTCGCGAGCAAGGACGACCCAGCGCGCCTGCAGAACTGGGTGAACTCGTGGCTGGCCGAGGTCTGGGAGGAGAAAATCGAGGCGCCTGCGATCGACGCCGTGCAGTCCGCCATCGTGCCGGGCTTCCACATGGGCGCCGCGTCGGTCCCTGCCGGCGTGATGGTCGCGACCGGTGGGGCCGACGTGCAGAAGGACGGCATCTTCTTCGTCGTGCGCGGCTGGGGCGTCGACGAGGAAAGCTGGTTGCTCGCCGCCGGCAAGGTCGCGACGTTCGTCGAGCTCGAGGACGTGTTCGCGCGCAACACGTGGGCCCGGCGTGGATCGGTCGGCGTCCGCTGCGCCGTGGTCGACTCCCGCTACCGCCGCGACGAGGTGCTCGAGCTGCACCGCCGTCGGCCGACAATCCGACTCGGCGTCGGCGTCGAGCGCGACGGCCCGATCGACTTCGGCACCAACAAGCTGGAGCGACACCCGCGCACCGGCGCGCCGCTGGCGAACTCGGTGCTGATCTGGTCGCTGAGCGTCGGCCGGTTCAAGGACTACGTCGCCGGCAGGATGCAGAACCCAGCGACCTGGCACCTGCCCGAAGACATCCCGGACGGCTATGCCACGCAGGTGACCAGCGAACACAAGGTGCGCGTGCGCAGCGGCGGCCGCGAGCGCGAGCGCTGGGTCGTCAAGCCTGGCAGCTCGGCGAACCACTACTGGGATGCCGAGGTCTACGCCGCCGCCGCGGCGAAGATGATCCGCGTCGAGTTGCTCCGCCGCCGACCAGGCGAACCCGATGCGCCCGCACCCACGCCGCCGGCGACGCCGAGGCCGCCGAGACCTGATCGCCATCGGCAAGGGCCGCCCCGGTTTCCGAGGCTCAGCAGATGACGCGCCACGCAGAACTCGACGACATGCTTCCGGCCGTGCCGTTTTGCCCGGTGCGGTGTCCGCGCTGCGGCGCAGCCAAGCCGTTCACGTACGGGCAGAAGGGCCGAATTCGCTATCACCGCTGCCAGGAGTGCAACTGCCGCTACAGGTCGTTGGAACTGCGCCGCGACCAGCTGCAGACGTTCGACCCACCCGCAGCACGGTCAGCAGCGCAGAATCAAGGCCGCGCATCCGACTAGCTGCGCGCTCAAGATGCGCGCGTGGATACCAACGCGCAGGCAGCGGATGCGATGGAGGCGGCGGCGCAGGAAGCACTGCAGGCCGACAGCCTCGACGTGCAGGCCTACACGGTCAACGGTCGCACCGTGCAGGGTCGCTCGTTGCGTGAATTGATCGAGCTGCACAAGTACGCGACGCAGCTGAAGCAGCGCGCGAACGGCATCCGGCGCACGAGGGTGTCGTTCCGGTGAAGAGTCGCGCCGCGCCGCCAGGCTTCGTCGCGCGCCTGATCGACCAGGCCGTCGCCGCCGTGTCCCCACAGTGGGCCATGCGGCGCCAGGCGGCCCGCAACGTGCTGCAGCGAAGCGTGCCCGGCACGCGCCTGCGCTACGACGCCGCCCGCATGGATCGCGTCCGCAGCGTGCCGCGCAGCGGGTCGGCCGACGGCGATCTGCTGCCCGACCTGCGCGTGCTGCGCGAGAAGTCGCGCTCGCTGGTGCGCGACGACGCGCACGCCGCTGCGGCGATCCGCGTGCTGGTCGACAACGTCGTCGGCGACGGCATCAGCCCGCAGAGCAACCTGCGGCCGGAGACTTCGGGCCTGACGCAAGCGCAGTGCGACGACTGGAACGCCAGCGCCGAGCAGCTGTGGCGCGAGTCGTGCGCCGTCGCCGCCGACGCCAACGACGTCGACGACTTCGCCGCGCTGACGCGCCTCGTCTACCGCACCAGGCTCGTCGACGGCGAGGCATTGGCGCACCGCCTGGTCGTTCCGGGCCGCGGCCCGATCGCCACCTGCTATGAGCTGATCGACGTCGACCGCCTCGAGGACCCCGCTTCACCTGGCAACGTGCGCTACGGCGTCGAGCTCGGCGACCGCGGCGAGCCGGTCGCGTACTGGCTGCTGCCGCACCACCCGGACGACCTTCGGTTCACGACGGCGCAAGCGCTGCGGCCGACCAACCCGGAGCGGTTCGTGCGGCGGAACGGCGACTTCTGGAACGTGCTGCACGTCTACCGGCGCGAGCGCCCTGGGCAGTCGCGCGGTCTGCCGCTGCTGACGCCGGCGATGCCGCTATTCGAGCACCTGCACCACTACCTCGACTCGGAGATCATCGCCGCGCGCGCGAACGCGAACGTCGCGATGTTCATCCGCAGGCCGCTCGACCCAGCAGCCGACCCCGACGTTCGTCCGGTCGACGACGACGCAGGACGAGACGGCGAGCTCGTCTACCACGAGACGCTCGAGCCCGGCACGATCGAGTACCTCAACGAAGGCGAGGAGATCCAGCCGTTCTTGCCGGCGCGGCCCGGCTCGTCGTTCGACGCGTTCGTGACGCGAATCCTGCGCGCGATCTGCGCGGCGCTCGACCTTCCGTACGAGATGGTCGCGAAGGACTTCGGCGGCATGAACTACAGCAGCGCGCGCGTCGCGTTGCTCGAGGCGCGCCGAGGCTTCGAGATCGAGCAGAACGCACTGGTCGGAACCTGGCTGAAGCCGGTCTGGGAGAACATGGTGCGCGAGGCGATCGCCGTCGGCGCTCTGCCCACCTACGCCGCCGCGATGCGGCGCAACCCGCGCGCGTTCCTGACGGCGCGGTGGATTCGTCCGGCGTGGGGATGGGTCGACCCGGTGAAGGAGATCGACTCCGCACGCCAGGCCATCGCCGCCAACCTCTCGACGCCGGACATCGAGGCGAGTCGCGCCGGCCTGGACGCGGTCGAGGTGCTCGAAGCCCGCGCGCGGTTCCTGGTGGCTGCGCGCGAGATCGAAAGCCGCAACGGGCTCGCGCCTGGCAGCCTGACCGCCCAGCCGACGGCCACAGCCGGCGCCGCGCCGGCGGCGCCGCCGGCTGACAAACCGCACGCCGACGACGCCGACGACGCCGAGGACGCGCCCGACGAGCAGCCGCAGGAGCAGCAGGACACCCCATGACCGCCCCCAAGCTCAACGTACCGGCCAACGCGTGCGTGTTCGCGCTCGAGGCACCCGACCACCTGACGCTGACGCCGGCGGCCGACAAGGCTCCCGCGCGTTTCGACGTCGTCGCCAACTCGGGCAAGCCGATCCAGGGGCACTGGTTCTGGGGCAACCTGGGGATCGAGCTCGCCGGCATCAAGGCCAAGTCGCGCGTGCCCATCCTGATGGACCACGACCCGACGCAGCGCATCGGCTACAGCGATGCGCGCGAGATCACCAAGCGCGGCCTGCAGATGCAGGGCGAGTTCTTGCGCAGCTCGGCGCTGGCCGCGCAGGTGCGCAGCGAAAGCCTGGACGGGTTCCCGTTCGAGGCTTCGGTCAACCTGCGCCCGGTGAAGGTCGAGCGCGTCGCCGAGGGCGAGACCGTCGAGGTCAACGGCTACGAGATGACGGGGCCCGGCCACGTCTTCCGCCGTTCCGAGCTGCGCGAGGTCTCGTTCTGCGCGCTCGGCGCCGACAGCAACACGTCGGCCGCAGCTCTCGCCCAGGAGGCAGAGCTGGCGGTCGAGCTTTCCCAACACGACACCATGACCCCGACCGACACCAAGGGCGCGACCGCCGCGCCGTCTCCCGCCCCGGCGGCCCCGGCCGCCCTGAACGCCGACGCGATCCGCCTCGAGGCCGCCGCGGCCGAGCGCGCGCGAATCCGCGGCATCCGCGAACTGTCGACCAGCGAGCAGGCCGCGCTCTGCGAGGAGCTCGTCGAGGCCGGCGCGACCATCGAGGCCGCCTCCGTCCGTCTCGCCGCCGACCTCAAGGGCAGGCACGAGGCCATGAAGGCGCAGCTCGCCGCGAGCAGCGACAAGTCGCTGAGCGCCGGCAACCGCGGCACCGAGAAGCCGGCGGCCACGCCGCTGGACGCCGTCAAGGCGCTGCCGGACGGCCCCGAGAAGTGGACCAAGCTCTACGAGACCGACCCGCAGGTTCGCGCCGAATGGCACAGCGCGGCCGCGTTCTCGGCGTACCAGGAGTCGCTCGTGCTCGGCACGCGCAGCTTCGGCGCGCCGAAGACGGAAGCCTGAGCCCGCACCAACCCCGCACACCAACCGACCGAGGACCTGACCGATGCCCGTCACCACGACCGCGACTCCCCTCACGCTGCGCAACGTGCGCGGCGAGTACTTCCTCGCCCTGAACCAGCAGCTCGGCGCCAGCTGGGCCCGCATGGTCGCGAGCCTCTTCCCGACCGACCAGCCGCAGGAGCAGTACCCCTGGCTCGGCGCGTCGCCGAACCTGCGCAAGTGGGAAGGCGAGCGCACCGTCCGCGAGCTGCGGTCGGACACGATCACGATCGTGAACGACGACTACGAGACGGGCATCGAGTTCCGTCTGCCGGACCTGCGCCGCGACAAGACTGGCCAGATGATCGGCCGCGTCCGCGACATGGCGACGCGCGTCGCGATGTTCCCGGAGCGCCTGCTGACCGACCTGCTGGTCGCCAACGGCAACGCGTACGACGGCGTCGCGTACTTCGCCGACAGCCACGCAGTCGGCTCGAGCGGCACGATCGACAACAACATCGGCACGGGCGACGGCACGGCCGGCGGCGCCGCGCCGACGACGGCGCAGATGTCGGCGAACATCCTGACCGCCCTGCAGCGCCTGATGAGCTTCCGCGACGACCAGGGCGAGCCGCTGAACGAGTCGGCGCGCCAGTTCGCGCTGATGGCGCCGCCGAACCTGTGGGGCCCGGCCGTCGCCGCCATCCAGAGCGACTTCACCTCGGCGTCGGCGTCGAACCCGCTGGCCGAGCTGCGCAGCGTCGGCGTCCAGATCGTGCCGATGGTCAACGCTCGCCTGACCGCGACGAACACGTTCTACATGTTCCGCACGGACGCCGGCATCCGGCCGTTCATCGTGCAGGAAGAGGGCGTCATGCCCGTCGAGCTCGGCCCCGACAGCGAGCGCGCGGCCATGACGAACCGCGCCTACTTCGGCCACGGCTGGCGCGGCGGCGCCGGCTACGGCCGCTTCGAGCTCGCCGTCCGCGTCGCGACGTCGTGATGCAGCCGGCGGCCGCGACGTAGCGGCCGCCTCAACCCTCGACGCCGGGCCTTGCCGCGCCGGCGTCGAGCAGCAGCGCGGCAACCGAACACCTACACCAGACCCGAACGAACCATGGCCAACCTGACCGCACCCCTGCCGCGCACCTTCCGCGGCATCCGAGAGATGACCACCCTCCCCGCTTCCGGCGCGATCTTCCAGGGCGCGCTCGTCGAGGAGGACGCCAACGGCCGCCTGCAGAACGCCACCGGCGCCGGCACGACCTTCGTCGGCGTCGCGATGCAGAGCGCGACCGCCCAGGGCGAGAACGTCGAAGTCGCCCAGCAAGCGACCGTGCTGCTGACGGTCGCCAAGGCGACGAACTGGGCGCTGACCGACGTCGGCGTGCTGGTCTACGCCAGCGACGGCGGCGACGGCTTCACGCTGACCAGCACGAGCAACCAGTCGATCGGCAAGGTCGCCGAGATCGTGTCTGGCTTGGGCACCGGCTCGGCGCAGGTCTGGGTCCGCATCGAGGGCGCGGCGGTCCGCTCGATCTGATGCGCGTCCGCGTCTACACGCCAGCCGGCGACCTCGGCGAGCTTCGGCTCGCCGAAGGCGTCCGGCTGGTCGACGTGCTCGACGCCATGCGCGGGCACCGGCTCTACCTCACGCCGGCGGCGACGCCGGTGCCCGAGGCGGCCGGCGCGCCAACGAACACCGACTGCCACCCTGCGGCCGACCCGGCTCACGCACACAAGCCGACGAGTCGCCGCCGTGGCGGTGCGTGACGCGCCAAGGACGCCTGGCGCAATGCACGCTCGCCCCTCGTCGCGCTGACACGTGACGAGGGGCGGCACCCTTGACGGCCACAGACCAGCAAGACACCCGTGACCATCTTCCGCGACCTTGGACCGACGGGCACGCCGAGTTCCGCGTCGGTCACGTGGTCCCCGTCTCTGTACCTGACCGACCGCAGCAGCTCCCGGTTTCGCGTGCAGGTCAGCCAGGGCAGCCCAGCCTGGAACCACGTCTACGGGTTTGGCCGCGTCGGCACGTCAACCGCGCGCGGCCCGCAGCTCTACGGCAACCAGTGCTGGTCCGCCGGGGCCAGCGTCGAGGCATCGTGGACGGGATTCTCGGCCGACACGACTACGACGGTGACGGTCAGCCTGACCGGAGGCGAGACCATCTCCAGCTTCACCATCTACCCAAAGACGCTGGCGGTGCAGCCTCAGCTCGTGTCGGGGCAGCTCGTCTTGCAGGTGCCTCCTGACTCGCGAATGCTGATCGAGGTCAACGGCAACCGCAAGGACACGCTATGCGTGTTCGTAGATACTGTTGCTGCAGAGACGACGCCTTACACGCTAGGCGACACGATCCTGGTCGACAGCGGCAACATCGGGACGCTGAGCACGCTGGGCAACACCCTGCGCGATGCATCCGAGCCGCTGGTCGTCATCTTCCCGCCGGGAGTCTGGCAGCTGCCGACAACGGCAGGCAGCAGCACGGCACCAGCACGGACCCCGGCAATCACTCGCGAAAAGGACGGGCAGCTGTGGCTGGTGCGTCCGTTCACCAAGATTGTCCTGCAGCGAGGAGCGTGGGTCATCGGTTCGCTCGACATGCGACAGGGCAACGACATCGAAGTGACCGGGCCCGGTGTGTTGAGTGGTGAGTGGGCTACCTGGTCCGACATGCTGCAGAAGCTGCAAGGCAACCAGAACGCGCACCAGGCACCTGGACAATTCCTCACGTTCAACCAGCAAGTGGCGTGGTCGATGTTCTGTGGCACGACGTGGGACGACGGCGACGAGGACTTCCCTAGCCTGGCTTGTTTGTTCCCGACGATCGTTGGCTCGCCGTTCTATCTGCAGAGCTCTGCTTTCAACAGTTACGACCGCGTAAAGGTTATTAGCCACTGGCTGTTCAACTGCGACGGTTTTAACCCAGTTTTAGACCCGGCGACGCAGCAGCGCACAGTCAACAATAGCTTCGCAATGACGGGAGACGATGCGCTGCACCTCGGTGGGTACAACTGGGGCACGACGACAATCCAAGACACTCATGCAATAGCCTACGCTGCTGCGCCGATCCTCGTCGCGTACGATTCTTACATACCCAGCAGCACGCCGGGATTGCGGCAGATGACGAACTGCACAGCGCAGTCGAACGCTCCGCTGGCTGAGTGGGGCTTCGATCTGCACACAGGCGTTCCGCATAACTGGTCGCCATCCGAAGCCACGTGGCTCAGCGTCCATACCTATGCCGCGCCGGCGGCATTCACTGCGTGCATCATCAAACTATGGCTCGACGGGTCGGACTCTGACCCGCTCGGCTGGGGCATGTTCGACGTTCGCATCGACAACCTGCGAGTCGAGGGGACCATCCCTTTTGCGCTTTGGTCGATCGAGAACTGTCTCTATCCGTTTGGCTCGACCACCGCGACCAACGACCAGCCGCTACAAGACGACAAGGCCGGATCTGCTGCGGGCATCCAACTGAAGAACATCACGACCGAGACAGTGCCTCGCTACCGGTCCCGGCTGCTCGGCCGCGATCGCAGCAACACGCCGCACGACATCACGGTCGAGAACGTCACGCTCGGCGGTCACCGCCTGACGACGGCAAACTGGAACCAGTACGTTCTGCAAAACGGACCGCCGTACAACGTGTTCGTCGACGGCCACGCCGTGGATGACCTCGTCCCAGCCGCCGATGGACTGGGAAGGCGCTTGCGGGCCGATGCTCGCAAGATCACCACCACCAGACACCATGGCGAGCTCGTCACCTACCTGTCGAGCGTGCCCGGCGCTCCTGGCCGCAACCTACGCGCGATCGTCCAGCGGAACCGGCTGCAAGCGCTCGGCGCCGAAAGAGAAATCGGGGCCGCCGTGCTTGAGGCGCTGGTATGGCTGCCATTCGACGTTGACCCGGCGCGCGGCGTCGTCGCAGTTGCCATCGGCGACGAGTTGGTCTGCGTGCTGCAAGAAGGTGCGACGGCGATTCGCTGCCGGATCGTCGAGACCGTCAGCGAAGACGCCGGCGGCTTCTTGGTCAGGGTGCAACGGTGACGACCATCGGTAGCGAACGCGACGGCATCGAGTTGCGGCTCGACACGTCGGCACTGTCGGCGGCCTTCACGCTCGGACCGTCGTCGTGTTACTTCTGGCTGCGCACATTCCTGTTCGGCTCGCTGCTGAAGCACCGCACGTACTGGCTGCGAACGAAGTCGACGAGGTTCGGCAGATCCAAAGACAAGTCGCGCGCCATCAAGGTCTGGAGGATCAACGAAGCACCGTTGACGGGCATCCGGCCGAACTGGGTCACCTACCACGTGACGCCGAAGGAGCAGCGCGAGAAGAACGCCGGTCGCGCCGCGGCGCTGCTGCCGACGCTCGCAGGCGTCGCCGGTGCCGGCTCGATCGTGCTGGACGTGCACCAGACCGGCCGGGACATCCGCACGCCTACGTGGATGGCGATTCCGCTGCGAACCCGCGAGCGCAGCCCACGGGCTTGGCGCCAGAGGAACCCAGCGAAAGTGCTGGTCGTGGTGCCAGACCGCCGCAACTCCGGCCGACTGTTCCTGGCGGAGCGCATCCGCTACATGGGCAGGCGCGCGAACGGCGTGCTGCCAAGCGACCCCAAGAAAACCAAGGTCGTGCGCGACAAGCTGCGCCGCCGGTTCCTGCTGCTGAAGTCGGTCGACATGAAGCCGACGCTGAACTTCTACGAGTCCTGGGATGCGCTCGGACCAGAGCGCGCTCAGGAGTTCTCCCGCATCTCCGACCGCATCCTGAAGGACATTGCCCGTGGCAAGCTTGCGTGACCAGATCGCGACCGAGCTCGTCGCACGCCTAGACGCGCTGACCGGATGGGCCGCTACCCTGCGCGGCGGCGACGAGGTGACGAACGTCGCCGTGCTGGCCATCGTTGCCATCCTGGGCGAAAGCAAGCGGCCACGAGATTCGCTGATGTACGCGTGCACGCTGCAGCTGGGCGTGCTGATCCGCGGCCGGCACGAGGACGCCGACCCGACGCTCGACGGCTACAATCCGGTGCGCTACATGGATCGATTAGTCGCGACTGCCGAGCGCGCTGTGCACGCGTCCCCGTGGCAGAACGAAGCGCTGATATCGATCACCGGGCACACCGTCGATGCAAGCGAAGATCCCAACGTGTTCGAAGCGACTTTGACGCTGACCGTCGACTATCGGCACAACTTCGACGACCCGGACCAGTACGCGCCGGGATACGTCCCGTGACCATTGCGCCGGAGTTTCTGCCGTCGCCCGGACGCGTCAGCGTCGAGGTGTTGGACACGACGCAGCGGTCTGTCACTTGGCGATCTGGGAAGCTCCTGCGCACCAGGCAGACCGACCCATCGAATCGGCCCAGACGGTGGGACCTGTCCTACGACAGCTGCAACGGCGCTGTCGCCGACGCGATCCGCCAACACTTTCAGCAGCACAGACTCGCCGACTTCGCTTGGTCGCCGCCGGGGGCATCATCCCCTGTGCGGGTCATGCATCGCGAGCCTCCGTCGATCGACTGGGACAGCTCGACGACGGCGACCGTCCGCGTCTACCTCGAAGAGCTCCTCGCGTACGCCTAGCCAACCACCCCAACATGCCTCTGACTCGCAAGCAGCAGATTCTTGCCAAGATCGAAACCAGCTTAGGCGTCGACGCCACGCCTGGCGCTTCCGACGCCGTGCTCGTCTACGATCCGACGATCGCCGACGACGTCGCCACGACGGATCGCGTGCCAGCCGGCTCGACGCTGTCGCGGGACTTCGTGCCGATCGGCCGCAAGTCGCGCACCATCACGTTTACCAGCGATCTGCGCGGGTCGGCCGACACCTCGATTCCAGTCACGGTGCCGGAGTGGGGCACCCTGCTGACGGCCAGCGCCTACAAGTTCGTGCAGCCTGTCACCATCCCGGTGTCGGCGCTGACGGGGACCGGATTTCAGGTCGGCGAGATCGTGCAGAAGGGCTCGACCATCCGCGGAATCGTCATCGGTCTGTTCGTCGGCGGTGTGCTGACGTCGCGTCTGACCGCCTCCGGCAACGTGATCGTCTGCCCGATCCAAGGCACGTGGACCAGCTCCGGCACGGTCACCGGCGAAAGCAGCGGCACCTCGGCGACGATCGGAACCGTCGTCAACTACGCCGGCCTGTCGTACGTGCCGACCAGCCAGAATCTGATCAACGTCACCACCGGCGCGTGGTCTCCTTTGGTGCCGGCAGTGGGCGACGTCCTGCGCGTGCGCAGCGGGACGGTCGTCGTCGGATTCGTCCAGGTCATCGCGGACAACTCCGCCGGCGCGTTCACGAACCTGGACGTCACACTGCTGTCGGGAGGCATCGCCAACGGCAACGTGCTGGCGACCGGCGACACGGTCGGCAATACGGCCACGATCAACGCGTCGCCGACGATGATCCGCACGCCGTCGCTGACCATCCGGCACAACCTCGACGGCCGCCAGCGCGGCCTGGTCGGGGCTCGCGGCGACTTCGAATTGCGCGGCGAGGCCGGCGGGCCGATGACCTTCAACTGGACGTTCACCGGAGACCCAGGCACCAGCGTCGACGCGCTGCCGGTGGCGACCGCCGGCCTGAGCAGCATCCGCCCGCCACGACTGCTTGGCGCGATAGCCGCCTACGGACGGACCGTCAACGTGCCCAACGGAGACACGGCCGTCGACTTCGTGCGCCTGCCGACGAAGTCGGTCGGCCTGCAGGCCGGCAACACCATCTCCCCCAACCTCGACGCCAACTCCGCCGGCGGGTCGACCGGCGCCAACGTCACCGACCGCGACCCGCAGCTGTCCGCCACGGTCGACCAGATCCACAGCGCGTTCGACTGGGAGAGCTTCCGCGACAATGCGCTTGCCGTCCGCATGGCGATTCTGGCCGGCACCACGCCGGGCCAGATTTGCGGCTTCGTCGCGCCGAACTGCCAAGTGCTCGAGGTGGCCAACTCGGACGCCGACGGCGTCGCCGCGTGGGACCTCAACATGCGGCCGCGGCGCGTCCTCGAGGGCGGCGAAGACGAGATCGTCATCTTCCAACTCTGACCATGGGCTTCTCACTCATTCCGTCGCGGCCGTTCACCTACACGCTGGCACGACACCTGGCCGGCGCCGAGGGTGTGGCGACGTTCCGCCTGCGCTACCTCAGCTCGCGCGTCTTTGCCGACCTGCTCGAGATGATGAAGACGGACGCCGCGAAGGCGTTCTACGTCGTCGCCAGCGTGGGCTTGGTCGGCTGGTCCAACATCACACGCGACGACGAGCCAGCTGCGTTCGTGCCCGCGCGCGACGGAAAGCGCCTGGTGCACGGCATCGAGGTAGAGGGCGGCGCGTCCGCCGAGTCGCTCGACGCGCTTCCGTACGAGGTGATCGTCGAGCTCGCGCAGAAGATCATCGAGGCCAACCAGCTCGACCGCGACACCGTAAAAAACTGATCCTCGCCGCCGCCGCTCTACTCGACTGCCGCGGCGGCGGGATCTGCGGCCACGAATGCCCACACCGCCACAAGCACGACGTCGCCGACTGCACCGGGCCGCCGCTTGGTCCGTTGGTCATCGCGTGTCCGACGTGCGCGGGCAAGGACAGTGGCTGCGTCGAGTGCGGCGGGACCAATCGCGTCGAGATACCTGGCTGCCCGCGGCAGCGCGTGACGGCGCAGCACGAGGCGGCGATCCACGCGACTCTGCAGATGGAGCGGGGCATTTTGCCGGCGTCGGGAGCATGGTTGGACCAGTCGGCGACGTTCGTCGACGCGTTCCCCGTGCTGCAGAACGAGCTGGGACACTGGCGGCAGATCGCGAGCAAGCACGCGACCCAGGAGTGATCGATGGCCGCCGTTGAAAAGCGCGTGCTCGAGATCCTGGCCAAAGTCACCGACCAGGCCAGTCGACCGCTGCTGGCGATCGGTCAGGGCGTCAAGAAGGCGTTCGGCGACGGCGCGCGGCAGGGCGTCGAGTTCGCCAAGTCGATCGTCTCAGTCCGAACCGCGGTGACGGCACTGGTCGGCGGCTTCGCTGCGTTCCGCGGCGGCCAGTTCGTCAACGGCATCGCCGCCAGCGTCGACGAGCTGGCGAAGCTGGCGCGCGGCACGGGCTCGACGGTCGACCGCCTGCAGACGCTGCAGAACGCGTTCAAGCTGTCCGACATCGAGGGCGACCGGTTCCGGGCGCTGCTGGCCAGTCTGACGAAGTCGGTCGGAACGGCGCTGACCGATGGCACGAGCAAGGCCGCGAAGCAGCTCGGGCAGCTCGGCCTCACGTTCGAGGATCTGCGCACCTCCGACCCGGTGAAGCTGTTCGACCGTCTCGCCGGCAGCTTGGAGCGCTTCACCACGCCGCAGGAGAAGGCCGCGGCCATCGTCGAGATCTTCCCGAAGATGGCCGGCGAGGTCGAGCTGCTCGTCGACGTGCTCGGCCAGGGGCAGGCGAGCTTCCGCAACCTCGTCGCGACGGCGGAGTTCTTCGGCGGCACGCTGACGAAGGAGGCGACCGACAGCGTGGTTCGGTTCAACGGCGCCATGGACCTGCTGAAGCTGTCGATCGACCGCGTCGGCCGCTCCGCCACCGTGGCGATTGCCGATCGCCTAGCGCCGGTGATCGAGCGCATCGCAACGTTCGTCGCCCAGAACGGCGACCGGATCGGCGACGCGATCGGCCAACTGGTCGCCAGCATCTCGCAGTTGGTACTGCTGGTGTCGGCGGCGTTCATTCGCTTGGCGGCACTCCTGCAAAGCAACGGCGAACGGATCATCGAGACGATCGAATCGATCTGGGTCGTCGGTCAGCCACTGGGCAAGCTGTTTCGCGACTTGTTCGACGCGCGGTCGATCGTGCCAGGCGCGCGCGCGTTGCGCGACGAGATGGAGCAGGTCGCCAACCAGGTGGCCAGCGCGCGCACCGAGACGACGCGACTGATGCAGGTCCGCGACCAGATGGCGCGGCTGCCGGGCGAGTTCGGGGCCGAGCAGCAGGCCCAGATTGCGCGCCAGATCGAGGAGACCGAACGGCAGCGCCTGACCAACTACGAGCGCCTGCTCGATCTGCAGGAGCAGTTCAACCAAGCGCAGCAGCGCGGCGGCGGTGCGACAAGTGGCGACGAGGTCGGCCGGCAGATGCGAGCGGCCGAGCTGCGCCAGACGGCCGCGACGCTCGGCTCGTTGGCCAACTTCGACAGCCTGCCGAGCCCGCCGACCGACCTCGCTCCGATCGTCAAGGCACTGTTCGGTGCCGACGGCGTCGCCGGCGTCGAGCAGAAAACCCGGACGTTTATCGACGGCGTCTCTGACGGTCTGGACCGTGTCGCGCAGCGGTGGACAGACTTCGGCGCCGCCGGCGAGGAGGCCGCGATCCGGATCGTCGACGGCGGCCTGAACGGCCTGACCGACGCGTTCGCCGACATCGTCACCGGGCAGAAGTCGGCGAAGGAAGCGTTCCGCGACCTCGCGAAGACCATGCTCGCCGAGCTGGCGCGCATCATCGCGAAGCTGCTGATCATGCGCACGCTGCAGATGTTCCTCGGCCCGAGCGCCGGCGTCGGCGCGACGTTCGAGACTGGCGGCGTCTACCCCGGCGAGATGCAGGGCACGGTGCCGTTCCGCAAGTTCGCGATGGGCGGCGTCGTCAAGCGTCCGACGCTCGCGCTGTTCGGCGAGGGCTCGGCGAGTCGCGGCGAAGCGTTCGTGCCGCTGCCCGACGGTCGCCGCATCCCGGTCGCGCTGTCCGGTGGCGGCGGGTCGACGATGAACATCACGATCCAGGCCATGGACGGCGCCGACGTGACGCGCGTACTGCTGCAGAACCGCGGCACGCTGCGCGCGGTCTGGCAGCACGACGTCTCGCGCGTGCGCGCGGTGCGGCAGAACGTCGCGGGGGCGGCCCGGTGACCACAGGAGACCCAATGCAGGCCGACACGATGCGGGCGCCGCGGGCGCGTTTCTCGATCCAGTGCCTCGACGCCGCCGGCAACGAGCGGTGGACCGAGACCGTCGACAACCTGGTGCTGAACGCCGGCAAGACGGAGATCGTCGACAAGTTCCTGAAGGCCGCAAGCTACACGGCCTCGTGGTTCCTGCTGCTGAAGGGCACGGGCACGATCGCCGCCGGCGACACGCTGGCGACGCACGCAGGCTGGACGGAGCTCCAGCCGTATGCCGGCAGCAACCGCCCGGCGATCACCTGGGGCACGACCTCGGCCGGCAGCAACACGTCGACGACCGTCGCTGTCTCGATCAACGCGACGGCCACCGTCGCCGGCGCCGGCATCTGCAACGTGCAG